AACTCGTCGTTTTCGCTTTCATCCTTGTCCTCCTGCGCTCAGGGCGCTCTTGACTGAGCCGCCCTGGGAGTGGGAGCCTGCCCCCCGAAGGGGGCAGGACGCGGGGTTAGGCGGTGCGAGCGGCAAGCGCGGCAGCCACTTTCTTGCTGCGCGCGCGTCTAATCCACTGTTCTTTCGCCACACCCAGCAGATGCTGGATGTGCTGAAGTGTTCGGCAGTGGACCATGTACGAGTACGGCCACGCTCGGGACGGATAACGAATAGACGAGCAGCATTCCTGCCGCTCGTCTTTGCTGGGGTACCAGCGGCCCTTCTTGTCGAAGGCGCCGTCTGGGTTTTCCAGACGGTCCTGCCGTCGCTCGAATTTTTCGACGACAGCGGGAAGGGAGGAAAGGGATAACGCTTGGGTTTTCTTGGACATGATCTTTCTCCTAGAGCTTAAATTTTTCCGCTCAGGCGCCCCAGTTCTGAGCGGTTCTTCTGCATACATGCACAATAGCAATTGCGCGCATGCTTGTCAAGCACTATCTTCCGTATGTTAATTGTTCAACGATTCTCGATACTTACAAACATGTTTACCGCGTCTCCACATGTCCGTGGGGTGCGGCGCGGGCCGTGCTCGTACTATCGTCGCTCCAGGGCGGTCCGTTCGTCGACCCATTCCCGCTGCGCCGCCGCGTCGTCCAGCAGCGGATTCAGATCATATCGATCAAAGCGGTCAATCGCGTCGAGCAGCGCGGCGCCCTGCTCGTCCATCAGACGGTGGAGCCGCGCCTGGTCGGCGGGGGGGAAGGCAAAGCGAAAGCACGCGGCGAGGCTGCGGAGCGCGGCCTCCGCAGCGGCGAAGTCTGCTACCGCGTCAAGGCGTTTCTCCGCCTTCCATGCGCGAAACTCCTGCGTGGCGGCGTGGTGCAAGCGGCGCCGCAGAACGACCAGGTCGGGGAGCGGGGAATCGCGTCGACGCCAGGGGAGCGGCTCACCGACGGCTGTGGCGAAGGCGGCCACGCCGCCGCCGGCGCCGCACCCGAAACAATAATAGACGCCTTTGCCGAGATGCGCCGTAAAGCTCGGGGTCTGTTCGGCATGGAACGGACACAAGCCGGTCAGTTTCTCACCGCGTTGGACGAGACGACGCACATGCCGCGTGAGCAGGTCGGAGAAAAAATCAAGCAGTTCTTGACGCATACCCAGAGCCTCTCTTGACGCAAAAGGATATCTATGTATATCTTCGTCGTATGAAAAAAGCAATCATCCTGGATTTAGAGCCTCGGCAACTGGCGTTGCTTGAGGATGTCAAGAAGAAAACGGGCGCCCCGCGCGCGGAACTCATCCGCCGCGCCATTGACCGCTATCTCAAACGCACGGAGAAAGAGGCGGATGATGGGCGCGCACGACAACGGCGATGAGCCGATCCGGACGTATATCGACGCGCAAGAAAACGCCGTGCTAATGGAGCGTGAACGGGAGGGCGCCATCTCCGCGCCCTCCTTTCCGTGTCCTGACGACGTGTGGGTCGGTCCCTACGCCGAGGTGGCGGATATCCTCGGGTTCCGCGACTGGCGCGTGTGGGTCGGCGTCACGGCGGCGCTCTCCGCCCGCGCGCATCGCAATCTCAATCTTAGCTACCATGCGCCGCTGCACGGCATGGGGTACTATCTCCTCGTCGCCGCGTCGTCCACCGGGAAGAGCCTCGCGACGCGCCTCTGTCGCGCGCTGCTCCCCTCCGCGTACCGCTGCAAATACTCGGTCGAATCCGGTCAGGCGCTTCCGTATTTGATCGCTGAGCGTCTCACGAACGAGGAGGGAATCCTCATGGGTTTGCAGGCGGTCCCGACGGCGCTGCTGCTTTCCGAGTGGACTTTACTACTTGACAATATGGATATCCACGGCTCGTCGCTGCTGCCAAAACTCAATGAATGCTATGACGGCGATCATCCCCTCGAGGTCAATCGGACGGAGAAGCGCGGCGTCACGGACAGTATCTCTGTCTCCGATCCTGTCCTGACGTTGCTCGGTACTACGACGCTGAATGAGTTTCGCGCCTCAGTCAAGGCGCATCACATCAAGTCAGGATTCATCAATCGACATTTCATCGTGCCCGGCTCGTTTATTCCGTGGCGATACGATGCCGATTACGAGGCATTTCCTGAACAGGCGCTACGTGCGTATGCCGAGGAGAATCTGCCGTTGGGACATGCGTTCGGCCATGGCGTCGCCATGCGCTCGGTCTACGATGTCGATGCGGCGGCAATCAACAACTACTGGGGTACGCAGCTCTTTGAGCCGCTTCATAACGAAATTGAGGAGGAGGATGAAGCTTCAGTCTATAAGCGACTTCATGTCTACTCTCGTCGTATTCCCGCGCTCCTGGCGTGGTCCATGCGGTCATCGTCTATCTCACTTAGCCAGGTACGCGCTGGTCATGCCGCCGTCGAGTCTTCGCTCTCATTTCTCCGTTATCTCTTCGCTGAGAAAGTGCCGAGTCTGACGCCTACGATGCAAGCTTATAGCGACCTCGATAATCTGATCTTACATGTCGTTGCTTCTGATTCGTCCGCGACAAAGAACGCTATCTGTCAGCGCCTCAAACGACACGGCGGATACGCTCAAATATCACAACAAATAGAGAAACTCTTGCACGCTGGCGGACTTATCGTACAGAAGCAAGGAGAAAAAGGAACGAAAAAGATCTTACAACTCCCCGAATGAACCTCTTCACGTTTACCTCTTCACGCCTTACCTCTTCACGTCTGCGTGCGTTCGTACCCGAGTGATGGTTTACATTCACTCACATAAGCTAAGTATATAATATATATATATTATAATTATTATGATGTAGATTTATAAGAGAGAGAGTACGTACCTCTTCCCGTGTGTGTGCACGTGAAGAGGTATGTGAAGAGGTATCGTGAAGAGGTATCGGTCGACTATGATCTCAGTCACTTCCTGCACTGTGCTAGCGTTGGCACAATGACGAACGCAATGGCGCATTCCTGACCTTCGACCTCTCGGGTCCGTGATTTGGGGTTGGCTCAGGGAGATCGCCTGCTCTTGGGCCATTTGCGGTCGAAAAAAAGCCTATGACACTTTTTTCTGCCCTCGACCCATGAACCGTCTCAACCAGGAAAACCATGACTCCCCTCTTGCTCTTTTGCCTGAGGCTGGAGTATAAGATCGGGGAATGACACAGAGAACGGAAGAGAATACGCCACGGGTGAGCGACGACATGGAGCGCGCGCCGCCTCGTCTCAAGATTGATAAACTCTCCAAGTTTATTCCGCAAGCGGAGAATACGAACCGCCACACGGAGCGCGGTATGGTCATGCTTGAGGAGTCCATGCGTCGCAATGGCTTCTTTGACGGCATGACGGCAGCGGCGAATGGGAACATCATCGACGGCTCGGCGCGCATCGAAAAATCGGCGCTGCTGTTCCCCGACGAGGCTATTGTCCTCGAACATGACGGCACACGCCCTATCGTCGAAGTGCGCACCGACATTCCGAGCGCACAAGACCCGCGCGCGAAGCAGATTGCACTTGCCGCCAATCGCATTGCACAAGTCAACCTGTCCTTTGATCCTGCCGTGTTGCAGTGTCTGGCGACGGAGATTGACTTAACGCTGATGTGGGACGAGACGGAACTGAAGTCGGCCTTACACCCGAAGCAGGCCATGCCTTTTTTGCTTGACGAGGAGCCTCCCGACGGCGCCAGGCCGTGGCAGGGAACTCCCCCCGCCGACCAGGCGCGACATCCGCTCTCTGTCGTGCTGACGAATGCGCAGAAACGCGACTGGGACGCCTACAAGGAACAGCTCGGGGTCTCCTCGGATACGTCTGCTTTTGTCAATCTGTTTGCTGGGAGGGACGGGGCATGATCGTTCCTTTTTCCGGGGAGTTGCTGAGTTCTCCATGCGGCCTTGAGCTCTCGCTGAACCGCTGTTCAATGGGCTGCTCGTATTGCTTTGCCAATCTGGGCACGCCGCACCGTGTGGCGGATATGCCCCGTATCATGCGCCTCCTGGCTGAATTTCCCGAACGCCAGACGTTGACCGCGTCCCTGCTCCAACAGGGCTATCCCGTGGCCGTCTCGAACCGATCAGACCCGCTCGCGAACAGTAACGATCAGCAAGCAATCCCGTTGCTTCGCACGTTAGTCGAACTCGGTATTCCTCTGAGTATACAATCGCGAGGTGGACGGAACGAAGACGAACTCTTGTCGTTTCTTCCACCGTCCGTGTGGTATCTCTCCATCAACCAAAGCGACGATACGTTACGGCGCTGCATCGAACCCGGCGCCACCTCACTCCCGCATCGTTATACCTTGCTCGAAAAACTACGAGACAAAGGGCACCATGTCATTGTCGGGCTGAATCCCTACGTGCCCGAGTGGATGCCCGACCTCGCCGACCATGCACGGTGCTGGTCGGCGCTCGGCGTCTGGGGCGTGTGGGTGCAGGGCATGCACTTCAATCGACGCCAAGTCGCCGCCATGACGCCGCGTGAGAAAACGGCGCTCGGCCCGGAGGTCATTGCGTCAGGGTTGCAACTGCACAAAGACATCGGTCCCGTGTTGGACGCGATGGACATGCTTGACGATGCCGGTCTTGCCGTCTATTCCAATTCGTTCCCCACGCAAACCGATCTCTTCGAGGTCTATCGGGCCACCTACCCGAAAGTCTTTCCGGTGATGGCGGATTTCCTGAATTGGTGTGTTGACAATGTCAAGGAAGACGATCCTGTGGTCTCGTTCGATGATTTTTGCGATGTCCTGCTGCCGGAGTTACCGCAGGGCGACTACTACACGCGAGACTACCTCGGCAGTGGGAATCGGGAGTTGTGGCGCACGTATGTCGTGCCGACGCGCGGCACCTACAAGGAGTTGCTTGCGTGGGCGTGGAAAGATCCACAGGTAGGGAATAGTCCGGTTCGGCTTCCACAATTTGCGCTTCCGGTCGTGAACGACAAGGTCGTGGTCGATGAGCATGAGATGCCCTATCTGATTTTTCGTGTAACCGGGTTCGGTACGGAGGCGACTCTCGACGCGGCTCAGTATTTTTCGTAAAGGAGAGGTTATGGATGCACACTGTCACGGATTCGTCGGCGGGGGGAAAATCAGCGGGAAGAAACTGCGCGCCGCCGTTGCGAAAGCAAAGCGCACCATAAAACTGAAGCGCGCCGAGCGCGAACGGGCAGGGAAACCTGCCCGACGATCCCTTGCCGAGCGCGTGGCGGCCAGTCGTGAACGGGTCCGGGCCACGGTCGCGGCTGGTCGCGGCGGCGCCGTTCGTCGGACTGGAGCCGTCGCGCGCCGGGCGGAACGTGCGCGTCGGGCTGGAGCCGCCACGCGCCGGACGAAACGTGCGCGTCGGGCGGCATAATCATGCGGTGTAATGCCCATCGCTCGGGCGATAAAAAACCGTGCGGCAAATATGCCGTCAAAGGCCGGGAAAAATGCGAGCGCCACGGCGGCGCGACGCCGCAAGGCATCGCGTCTCCGCACTTCAAACACGGGCGGTTTTCTCGTCATCTCCCGACCCGTATTATGGCGGACTATCACGAGTACTTGATCGACCCGCAACGCCTTGAACTTGACGATGAACTTTCCCTTGTGCGCGCGCGCGCCGTCGACCTCGTCAAACGAGTTGACACAGGTGAATCAAGTCATCTCTGGCGGGAGCTGCAACGGACCTTTGGCGACCTCACACAGGCAAAAAACGGGGAGGAACAATTGGCCGTGATTACCGCACTCGGGCAGCTGATTCAGCGCGGCGCGAGCGACTATGCGGCGTGGGAAGATGTCGGCAGGCAGGTCGATCGCACGCAACGTCTCGTGGAGAGCCAACGCAAGCGCACCATGGAGCTGCAACACAGTATCCCCATGGATCAGCTTAACTTTATTATGACGACCTTGCTAGCTGCGATTGTGAAATATGTTATCGACCGTGAGACCCGCGCCAACATCCAAGCCGAATTCGATCGAGCTATGTCGCTCGCTTATCAATCTCGGTCTGCGGCCTGAAGACCACCTGACCGATCTCGATGACGCGCCGGGATGGTATGAGTGGCTTACCACGCTCTTTCCCGATCATTTCACGGCGCCGTTCGCCGACTTCCATGAGGAAATGTGGGAGTGGGTGTGGTCCATCGAACTGCGAACCCGACCCGACCCGTTCGTTGCTATCTGGTCAAGGGGGAGCGGGAAGTCGACCAACACGGAAGCCGCCAGCGTGGCGCTCGCCGCCCGGCAGGTCCGGCGCTACGTCTGGTACGTCTGCGAGACGCAAGAACAGAGCGATGACCACGTACAAAACATCGCGGGTCTGTTGGAATCCCCACAGATCGCCTTGCGCTACCCGCATCTCTCCGACCGGCGTGTCGGTAAATTTGGCAACCCTCGAGCCTGGCGCCGGAACCGGGTGTGGACGCGCGCGGGATTCATCGTGGACGCACTAGGTCTCGATGTCGCGAGCCGAGGGAAGAAACTGGAAGAACACCGCCCGGACTTCATCATCCTCGACGATATTGACAACGAATCTGATTCCCCGTTCCGCGTCGAGAAAAAAATTGCGACGGTTACCAGAAAAGTCATCCCTGCCGGCGCCCCTCATGTCGCCGTGCTGGCCGTTCAAAATCTCATCCATGACAATTCCGTCTTCTCCCGTTTGGCGGACGGGCGCGCGGAGTTTCTCTCAACCCGCACGGTCTGTGGCCCCTATCCCGCGATCCGCAACCTGACCTACGAGGTGCGCTATGACGAGGTCGCGGCGCGGCACCACATGGTCATCACAGGCGGGGAATCGACTTGGTCGGGTTTGCCTCTTCCGCGCCTGCAAGAGATTGCGAACGACATAGGCGTGCGCCCGTTTCTGGCCGAGTACCAGCACGAAAAATCCTCCATGCACGGCAAGATGTACGCAGATGTCTTTCATGAGAGTGTCCACATTCTGCCGCCGTTCCCCCTCCCCGCGAGCTGGTGGGTTGACCGGGCGTTTGATTGGGGATCTTCTTCGCCGTTTGCGACGTTGTGGATGGCGGAGAGTAACGGCGAAGAGGTGGAAACGGCAAGCGGCGTGAAACGTTATTGGCCGAAGGGTACGCTCTTCGTGATTGCCGAAGACTACGGCTGGAACGGGCGACCGAACGAAGGCTTGCGGCTTACGAATGCGGGCATAGGTCAGCGGATACGAGCGATGGATGACAAGTTCCGCGGCATAAAAATCAACGTCCATCCGGGTCCGGCTGATACGCAAATTTTCAATGTGTCGAACGAGGGGAAAACGATTGCCGCTGACATGGCGCCGTACGGGGTGCAGTGGCTCGCCGCGGATAAACGTCCCGGCTCTCGGGTGACGGGATGGAAACATATTTATGACCGCCTCGTTGCCTCGAACCAGACGCCGATGGAGGCTCCGGGGCTGTTTATCTTCGCTGTGTGTCCCCAATTGATTCGCACGTTACCCTTGCTCAACCGTGATGTTCGCAACGCCGATGACATCGAGCCAGGCGCGGAAGACCATCTTGCCGATTGCCTCCGGTATCGCTGTCTCCATACTCCGTCCCGCGTGTCGACCGCTGAAATACGAGGAGTCTGACCCATGCCCGTCACCGACGAACACCCGCAATACGCCGCCTCGAAAACGGCATGGCAAACCATCCGCGATGTGATTCGCGGCGAGCAGGCGCTCAAGGCCGGGGGCACGGCGTATCTGCCCATGCTCGGCGGTCAAAAGATGGAGCACTATCAAGTCTACAAAGACCGCAACACGTTTTACAATGCGGTCGCCCGCACGGTCGAAGGGCTGGTTGGTCTCATCATGCGCCACCCGCCCGTTGTGACGGGGGTCTTCGAGCAGTTTCTCCCATGGCTTGACGATATCACGTTGGCGGGCGTTCCGCTCACGTCGTTCGTCGGCAACACCGTCAAGGAACAAGTCGAGGTCTCCCGCCTTGGCGTGCTGGTCGATATGTCCGAGGACGGCGCCGTCCAGCGCCCGAAGTGGAGCGCCTACTGTGCGGAGAGCATCACGCTGTGGCGTGAGACGATGATTGCCGGCGCCAACGTCCTGACCTTGGTCGTGCTGAAAGAGTGGAAGGGAAAAATCGGGCCGGACGGATTCGGCAGCACAGAGGAGGAGCAGTACCGGGTGCTTGATTTCGATGCGTCCGGTTTCTATCGTCAACGTGTTTTTGAGAAGAGGTTGAACAGTGAGGAATGGATGGTGACGAAAGTCCTTGAGCCGGCGCGGCGCGGTCAGCGGCTCGATTTCATCCCCTTCAAATTCATCGGCGCGCGTGACCTCACGCCGGACGTTGACGAACCGCGCCTGCTTGCGCTCTCGCTCACCAATCTGGCGCACTACCGCGAGTCCGCCGATTACTGGCATAAGATGCACTGGAATGCCGTCGTGCAAGCCATTGTGTTCACCAATAAAAATGACGACACGTATTACTTCGGCGGTCCCGTCGCCTGGATTCTGAACCCCGGCGATAGCGCGATGATGTTGGAGTCGAACGGCACCGGGATTGATGCGCATGAACGCGCCCTGGATAAGCTGGAAAGCCGCATGGCGCGACTCGGCGCCGAGCTGCTGGACACGCCCATAGCAGGAGTGGAAGCGGCGGAGACCGTGCGTCTCCGCCAGGCTGGTCGCGCGTCCGTGTTGGCGCTGATTGCGGATACGGCGAGTCGCGGACTCACGCAGTGTCTTCAGTGGTATCTCTGGTGGGCAGGGGTGGAAGAAAAGCCTGAAGACGTGCAGGCAACGGTGACCGTCAACACGGACTTTATCGACGCGCGCATGACGGTTGAAGAGCTGCTTGGCTTTATGCAAGCCATGCAGTCGCGCGGCATTTCCCGTGACACCTACTTCTACAACCTCAAAAAAGGCGGCCTATTACCGGATAACCGAAGCATCGAAGATGAGAAGGCGCTTATTGAATCCGACCCGCCAGCGATGCCGGAAGTGAAGCCGGAGCCGGGGATGGAAGAGGCGGCCTAACGTATCATGCCTTCCACGAATGACCGCCTGGCGGATGCCTTTTTGACTCACGCGGTCTACCTTGAGCGCATCAAAGCGGGCTTCGTCACGGAAGCCGTGCGACAACTTGGGACGCTTGAGCGGGCGCTGGTCAAGGACCTTGAGAGCGCGAAACTGACCACCTTTCGCAAGGATCGCTATGAGCGCCTGCTCGTGACGGTTCGTGAAACCATCAAGACTCAGTACCGCGCCATGCGCGACGGCAACCGTGAGTCGCTGGTGGACCTAGCGGATCTTGAATCAAAGTGGGTGGTGCGGGCAATCAACGGCGCCGTGGGAGCAGAGGTGAGTATCCCGATCGACCTCACTTCGATTGCCTGGTCGATGACGCAACTTGAAGCCATCGTCAGTGATGCCGTTCTCGAAGGATCAACCATCTCCGAGTGGTGGGGCAAGCAGGCGGCGGACCTTCGTCTCCGCTATGCTGATACGGTCAAGCAAGGACTCCTGCGAGGGGCCACGACGCCGGAGATTGTCACGCAGATACGCGGGGGAAAGGGCGTTAAAGGCATTAGCCTCATCGAAGAAAAACGCCGCCAGGCGGAGGCGCTCGTCCGCACCAGCGTGCAACAAGTCAGCAATGACGCTCGGCTTGCGACCTACCAGGCAAATAAGGATATCATCAAGGGGTATCGGCAGACATCTACGCTGGACGGGCGTACCTCGGCTATCTGCCAGGCGTACTCAAGTAAACAATGGGACCTCAACCATCGACCGATCGGCCACCGTTTACCGTTTCACGGAGGTTGTCCTCGTCATTTTAATTGCCGGAGTCTCATTGTGTCGATTCTCAAGACATGGTCCGAGCTTGCCGGGCGACCGCTCAAGCAAGCCGACGATCAGACGATTGACCGGATTTTCCGCCAGAAGCTCAGGGACCGGGGATGGGACGAAGAGCGGATCTCTAAGGCGCAGCGTCGAACACAGGCGAGCATGGATGGCCCTATGTCACAGGACCTCGATTACTCGCAGTGGTTTGCCGGCAAGGGGAAAGCGTTTCAACGTGAGACGCTGGGCGCCGGGCGCTATGAACTCTATCAACGGGAGTTGCTCAAGGACCTAAGCGACCTCGTGGATATGAAGGGGAATCCGTTGACCGTGAAACAACTGAGGCAAAAATATGGAATAACCTGAGTCTACTTCGACGGTTAGTTGACAAACTGCTGAACTCTGCTTCATAATTGGCGTGTATCGCAGGGAAAGGATACGACTCATGGCGTTGAAACGAAAAGTCGCTTCGTTGGCGGACATCCCCGAAAAATATCATGGTCTGTATGAGGAGAGTGACGGCGCCTTCGTCCTGGTCGACGTGGAGGGTCTTGTCCCAGCTGAGAAGGTATCCGAGTTCCGTGACAAGAACACCGGCTTGATGAAAAAAATGCGGGCGTTGGAGGAACACATAGCAAAATATAAAGACGGCGATGGATACATTGACCCGGACGAGTACCGCGCCCTGAAAGAAGCCTCGGCGAAAGAGCACGGCGCCGGCAGCTCGGAGCTGGAACAGAAGATTGCCATGCTGAGTACGCAAATTATGAAAATACAAAAACAGCATGCCGATCAGCTGGCCAGCGAGCAGGCGGAGAAAGAAGAAGCGAAGCAGAAGCTTGACGAATACAAAATTGATACCGAACTCACGCGCGGGTTGGTGGAAAGCGGTATCAAAAAAGAGGCGCTGGAGGATGGGTTGAGTCGAGGGCGCCGTTTGTTCCGGATCAAAGATGGCGCCCTCGTCGCCATGCGTGGTGATGAGGAAGTCTATAGCGAGCGCAAGACGACCGAGCGGCTGACGGTAGACGAGTGGGCAAAGCATGTTTTAATAAAAGAGGCTCCCCATTTCTACCCTGCCTCAAGCGGCGGCGGCGCCGGGGGGAATATGAATACGAAGCAAGCTGGCGTCAAAATCATCGACGGGTCCGATCCTGTCATGTTTGGCAGGTACGCAAAGGAAATTGCGGAAGGAAAAGTTGTTGTTCAATAAGTAAAGAGCGGCTCTTCAACGAATTATCCGCACCTGCTGCCTGCGTCTTTCGGTGAAAGGCGGTCTCGGCGAGACGAAACGGGCTGCCGGTGAAATGAGATTCGGGCGCTGGACGGCGCCGCCCCGGTGGGGATTCCAGGCCACATAAAGGAGTGCCCACTATGGCTAACACGCTGACCGAAGTTCTCCCAAAACTTTTAGCCGAAGGGCTGATGGCTCTTCGACAACAGGCTATCATGCCGCGTTTGATTAATCGGGGGTATGAATCTCTCGCCGCCGAACGCGGATCAATCGTCAATGTTCCCATCTCCTCGGCGATCGTGCCCATCGTCGTGGCGCCGGCAGCGGTACCGCCCTCGACGGCAGACATCGCGCCCACCTCCGTCCCGATCGCACTCGATCAATGGTATGAGGCTCCTTTTTACCTGACCGACAAGGACTTAAAAGACGCCATGACCGGCGTGATTCCCATGCAGGCGTCCGAAGCGATCAAGGGACTTATCAATAATGTAGACACATTTATTCTCGGGAAGTACAAAAAGATCTACGGTATCGCCGCCACGGCAGCGGCGGATACCGCCTTCACGGCCAATCCGTTTGCCTCCAGCCCCTCCGAGTACACCAATGCCCGCGCGATTCTGAACAAGCAACTGGCGCCTCCCGATGATCGGCGGGTGGTGTTGAATCCTGATACCGAAGGCAACGCGCTCAATTTGCAAGCCTTCGCGTTTTGGCAAAATGCAGGCAGCACGGATGTCATTACCCGTGGTCAGATCGGCACGAAACTCGGCGCCGACTGGTATATGGATCAGCTTATTCCGACTCACACGACCGGCACATTGAGTGACGGCACCAGTCATAAGTGTCTGCTGAACGGCGCCGTGTCCGCCGGGGCTGCGACCATGAACGTGGATTCAACGACGTTGACGGGTACGATCGTTCCCGGCGATATTTTTGTCGTCACCACGGCGGCAAACGACCTGCAAACCTATGTCGTCACGAACGCGAGTACGCTCACGGCTTCGGGCAACGCGATCACTGGCGTGACGTTTGCTCCGGTGGCGCAAAAAGCCTGGGCGGATAACTCGGTTATCAAGTTCTACAATTCGCATTCTGTGAATCTCGCTTTTCATCGAGACGCTTTTGCCTTCGCGTCGCGCCCCTTGCTGGATATTGATACACCAGGGGCGCTCGTGCGCTCGGCGGTAGACGAGATTTCCGGTCTTGTGCTGAGGCTGGAAATCACGCGCGAGCATAAGCGGACACGGTTCTCCTACGACATGCTGTATGGCGGTGAACTCGTGCGTGCGGAGCTTGCCTGTCGCATTGCCGGTATCCCGACGTAAGCAACAGCCGCGTGAGCGTACTATGCGTGTAGCCATTCATGTCCTCGGCACGGACGGACGGGCGGTGATCGACCACAGAGATGTGGATTATCACACCATGGAACTCGTTCTTCCGACGGACGAGGAACGCACTATGGGGGCGGTCAATCCGCCCCTCCCCCGAGAGGCGACTCATGAAAAAGATGAAGACCAAAAAAATGAAGTCCCGCAAGAAGAAATCGTAGACCTGACAACTATCTCGAAACCGAAACGATAACCTATGGCGCTACAACTCATCCTCGAAACCGGCGCCGGATTGTCGAACGCCAATAGCTACGCCTCCCTTGCGGAGGCGGAGAGCTATCACGAGGGACGTTCGCATGTGTCTGCCTGGACAGCTCTGACGCTGACGGAGAAAACGGTGGCGCTCGTGGAAGCAACCCTGCTGATTGATGTCTATCTCGACTGGGATGGATCGAAAGCCACGGAAGCACAAGCCTTGCGCTGGCCGCGTGTGGGCGTGGTCGATCGGGACGGATATGCCATCGACAGTACGGTTATCCCGCTCTGGCTCAAACAGGCGACTGCCGAACAGGGGCGTCGCCTACAGGAATCCGATCGCACGGCGGAGCCGGACCTCCTCGAGTTTTCCTCGCTTTCGGTGGGGCCGATTTCGCTCGTGAAAGATCAAGGCAGTCGTAAGAGCGTGCTGCACGAGGTGGTCATAGCTCTGCTGAAACCGTATGGGCGCATCACGTATGGTCCCCGTCCGTCGATAGCGACCTTAGTGAGGGTGTGATGCGATGCGTTGTCCTGTTGTCGGGAGTCACGGCGGTGTCGGTCGGATGCCATGCCTGGTGATCTATGGGACTCCGTGAAGCCGTACAGAAGGCGGCGTACACCGCCGTGCAAGCCACAGGCAACGTGCCCGATGTCGTCACGTATGGCAGTCAGACCTACACGGCTGGGCAGATGACGGGGACGACGAACGTGACCGTCTCGGCCATACGCATAGAGTTCGACATCGCAAAAGTGGACGGGGTCAACGTGAAACTTCAAGACCGGCAGTATCTCATCGCCAGTCTTGCCCTCGGCGTCATCGTCCCGGCAGAGAACGACACGCTCACTGTTGGATCAGAGATTTGGACCGTCACCCGTGTGACGACGGACCCGGCAGGCGCCGCCTACCTCCTGCATGTGAGGAGATAAACATGGCAGACCAACAACTCATCAAATTCAAGGCCGATCTTGACAAATTTTCCAAGGCGCTCGACCTCACGATGGGACAGGCGATCCGTCGCGCCGTCATTCAGGTGAGCGACGGACTGGCGGTCATGACGCCGGTCGATACCGGACGGGCGGCGGGGTCTTACGGCATCGACTTCGACCAGCCGGGAACCTTCGAGCAACCGGCATCGTTTTCCGGGGGTCAGGAGGCAGCGGGAGCAGCCATAAAAAATCAGCAGGCAAAACTTGCCGACCTGGACGCCAATCCCTATCGACAGGTGTGGATCTACAACCACCTGCCGTACATCATCCCCCTGAACGAAGGGCATAGTCAGCAGGCTCCTGCTGGATTTATCGAAAGCGTAGTGGCGGAAGTCGAGGCGGAGATTGGCGGTCTCCTGACGCGCGCCGCGAAAGACCACGGGATAGGATGATGGGCTTCGTCGAGGAAAGAACGGCTATTGAAAACAAGTTTTTAGCCTGGTCGGCGACGCCGATTCGATGGCCGAACAAGGCGTTTCAACAACCGGCGAGCGCCTTCATCGGGGTCTATATACAAAACGGCGAGAGCCGCGCCGTCACGTTGGATGACACCATGCTTTCTCATCGCGGCGTCGTCATCGTACAAATCTTCGATAAGGAAAACAACGGAGAGGTCAACATACGGACGCTCGCCGATCAGGTGAAGTCGTTATTTACCGGCTTTAACAACGAACTGAGTATTTCAGGCACTGAGCAGATTCATTTTTTTTCCCCATCCTTGAGCGCGCTGTCGATCACCAACGGATGGGCGCAACGTAACGTGACCGTCCCGTTCGAGCGGGAGGAGGGATAAACTTTATGGCTCTTACGACGCAGATTAATTTCAGTATCATTGCTTCGCTCACCAACCCCGCCGATTTCGGGACCACCACGTTTCCCCTCACGTATAACAAAGGGTTTATGCTGGCGTCCGGCGTTGGGCTGAATCAGGCCGACATGATATGGTCCGATCAGCGTACGCTCGGGTCCGGCGCGAACGAAGATATTGACCTCGCCGGCTCCCTGACGAGTCATATCTCCGGCACGTTGACTCTTGCCCGTGTAAAGGGGTTATGGATATACGCCTCCAGCGCCAACACGGTCAACCTCACGGTGTCCCGTCCCGCTTCACTCGGCGCCGCCCTCTTCTCCGCCGCCGGTGATGCGCTGGTGTTGAAGCCGGGCGGCGCTTTTTTCTGGCTGGACCCGAGCGCCGCCGGTGTCACGATAACGGGAGGAAGTACGGATCTCGTCGTCAACATTCTGGCCGGCGCGGCCTCTTCGGTGTACGACATCGTGGTGATCGGCGGATTGAGCTAGCAGTCACTTGCGCAGGCTAGGGTACGCGACCCGAAACGGCGGAATACCCGAGCCGCCTCGCCCGCGCAAGAATTATCGGGACTCGGCGTGCTCGGGAACGCCATGGACGCAACATGAGAAGGAGTTGTTGACATGGCAAAACAAGTCGGACGCGGCGCAAAGCTGTATTATGGCGATACGACGGGACCAACAAGTTTTCTCCAGGTGCCTCAATGCGAGTCGATCGGCGAGATCGGCAACGAGAATCCACAGGTTGAGGTCACCGACCTGGAGAGCACGGCGCGTGAGTATCTGGCCGGATTGGCGGACTCGGCAGAAATCGTCTTTGGATTTCTAGCGGACCCGCTCAATGCGGTACACCAGCAGATGGACACCGATCGACGCAACGGCACCGTGCGCTACTGGAAAGTCGAGGTCTATCGGGCCGGTTCCTTAATTCGCACCGGCACGTTCCAGGGATTCGTCAAGCGCCATGCCTGGGGCCCGTTCACCAATAACGAGGCTATTAAAATGCCCATGACCATTAAGCTCTCGGGCGATGTCACCTGGGTCCCTTAATCCAGTAACAGAGACGACTCGGGTGATCCTCTCGGGAAGGAGGATGACGTATGGCGAACAAATATCGAGCGGAGCTGCCGTTCGAGATCGACGGAAAAACGTACACCCTACGACTGTCGCAAAACGACATCGTAGGGCTGGAAGGAAAAGACGAACTTGGGCAACGTGCGCTTCGATTCCTGGCGAATTTGCAAGAGGTCGGGATCGGCCTTCGTGAAGCGCTGCTCATTCTTCGGCGCGGTCTCATGACGGGCAGTAACATGACCATTATGAAGGCGACGAAAACGCTGGACGATCTTCCCTTTACGGAATTGTCCGGCGTGGCGATTTCGCTTCTCTCGCTTGGTCTTGGTCTCAGCGCCGAGGAAGACAAGGAAAAGAAAAACGACGAGACACACGCGGAGGCGCAAATCCCTGACCCTTTGTTGCCGGTGACCCATTCATAATCCCGTGGGCGGACTATCAAGAGATCGGCACGGGGCATCTTGGTTATACGCCGCAGGAGTTCTGGTCCATGAGTCTCCCCGAATTTCTCGCCGCCTATCGCGGCTATCAGCAACGCCAACAGGAGCAGTATTGGCATACGGGGGAGATTATTGCCGCGCTGCGCAACGTCAACGGTGGTCAAGATGGACACGCGGTGTCTGCCGATGACGTGTTCCCGTTCCTCTTGACTGCCGAGCAACGACAGAAGAAAGAATGGGCGCGCATCGAGGCTCGTCTCATGCCGGACGATGAAGAGGATGCAGGCTAATGGCGGAGGCGCGTCTCGGCATCGTCATCGACGGCGGCGCCGCTCGTCGCAGCGCCGAGGAGGTGGCAAAAGCGCTGGATGCCATCAGCGCCGCCGCCACACGGGAAACCGGCGCCGTTTCTCAGACCATTGCCTCTATCGTCCGTCTTGCGCAGACGCAACAGCAAGCGCAAGTCGCCGCCACGCAAGAAATCAATACCCTTCAGCAGAAGATCGCCATTCAGCAACGTGTGGCGACCGGCGCCCTGTCGGCGGCGCACGCGACGCGCCAGATGGCGGAAGCCGAAATCTTCGCTCGTACCGGCAGCCGGGAACTCGCGCAACAGCTGGCCGGACTCCAGCAGCAATACGCACAGGTGACTCGTGCGGCGCAGGCGCAGACGGCGGCGCACGGTCACGTCTCGGCGAGTCTCCTCAACATCATTCAGATCGCGGCGGGCTTTTCCCTCGCCGGTCTCTTTGCCGCCGCCGTGAGTCACGTCAGGGCGCTGGTGACCGAAGGAATTCGGTACAATGCCACGCTGGAACAGCAGCGCATCGGCATCGGCTCCATCATTGCCGCCACGCAGAACATCGCCACCGCGCAAGGAAAAACACTTGAAGGAGTAGAGAAGTTTAACGTTGCGCAACAACTGGCCTCCGGCTTGATGAAACAAATTCAGCAGGACGCGCTCAAAACCACGGCGACCACGGAACAATTAGTTGACGCCTTTCAACAGGCAGCCGGTCCACTCACCGCCGCCGGTCTCTCCCTGGATAGGGCTCGACAAGCGACGCTCCTTATTGTGCAGGCTGCCTCCGCCCTTGGTGTGCCCATGCACCAGGTGGCGCAAGAGGTGCGGGCGATTGCGGAAGGCTCGATTGATATCAATGCCCGTTTGGCGTACGCGCTCGGCATCACCACCGAACAAGTGAAAGCGGCGCGTGCACACGGACAGCTCTTTGAGTTTATCGTCGAAAAAACGGAAGCCTTTGCGGCAGCCGGAACGGCGACGGAGCAAAGTTTTTCCGGTTTATCTTCTTCGATTGCCGATGTCTCCAGTCAGATTCTGGGGCTGGCTGCGGCGCCAGTCTTCGATGCGCTCCGGAACGCCATGCAAGGAGTGCTTAATTTCCTGACGGAAATCCGCAATACGCTTGCCGGCGATCTTGACTCAGCTATTGCGAATCTGAAGAAGAACATCGAGGACCTTCAGGTTAATCTTAACGATAGATCGAATTGGGCAAGCTTCCAGCGCACGATGGAATCACTCAATCAGAATTTCGTGCCAGCCAATCGGCATCTTGCGGACATGAAGACGAAGCTCCGAGAGCTGGAAGTCGAGTGGGGGCTTCAACAGAGCGTGCTTGCACAGTATGTCACGTCATCGAATAAGACCAAGGATGCAACCGATGACCAAACGAAGGCACACGAGCAATTCCGTCAGTCCTTACGGGGGAATTCGGCAGAACTCGTGCTTCGTGCAAACGTGCTTCGTGAAGCCGCCGGGCAAGGACTGAGCTACGAAGAAGCACAACGGAAAGCGGCGGAGGCGGTCGACGCTCTTAAAAGCAACGATGCAGAGGCGGCAGCACAGAATGCCGCACTTAAAAAAACAATTGAGGACATTCTCAGGCCACTGAAAGACAAGGCCGAGGCGGACAAAGAGGCAGAACGTGCTTCCCACAGGGCGGCGGAAAAAGTCAAACAACACACTGAGGAAATCATCAAGCACCGCACCGTGCTGGAAGCGCAGTCTTCCGTTTATGGCTTGGTCATCAAGGGGACACTCTCACTCGAAGAGGCGGAACAAGAACTCGCCGTTCAGCAACTGGCCGTGACGGTCGGGTCGCGCGCCATCGCGGAAGCGTTTCTCAAACAGAAAACGGCGGCGGAGGATTTGGGCAAAGCGGAGGCGCTCAGAGCGCGTCTTGATGCGGAACTCGTGAAAGTCCGTGCGGACGAAGCCACCGCCATGGCGGCGCTGGCGATTCAGACGAAGAACACGGCGACCAATAACACCGAACTTGCCCGCATCATCCATCAGGGCGTTACTTCCGGACGGAACTATGATGACGTACTGCGTGACGTAGCCATCCGTCAAAAGGAAATCGAGCTGACGGGAAAGGTGGCGGCGGAGAGTGTGCACGAACTTGCCGTTGCCGCCGTGGATAGCGCTGCGGCGTTGGAGACGGAGCGAGAGGCGCTTGATAGCCTGAAAAACTCGGGCGTCAACATCACCGATATTTTCCGTGAGAGTATTCGCGGTCTCGCGCAAGGGACATTAAGCCTCAAGGACCTCGTCAAAAAACAAGGACAAGCCATTGGCGTCTCGATGATTGAAGGGATTCTTTTCGGCAAAAGGGGAAAAGAAAAAGATATACTTGTCAACTTCAATCAATTACTCGGCATAGATGCGGCGGGGATTTTTGGACAAGAAGGGCTGAATCTTGGCAATAACTTAATCAGTAACATTTTTGATACGGTCGCTCGCGGTGGGAAATCGCTGCTCTCCGCGATCGGGCTTGATCTGTGGAGTAGTGCCGGTTCCAGCGCTGGCCTTGAGTTTGGCACGGCGGCATTTGATGCCGCCTCTGTCGTTTGGAAAAGCGGATGGGAGGCGTTGGGCAACGGGTCCGGCGCGAGTACAGGATTGACGCCAGCCGGTGGAGGCGGCGGCTTCGCTGTTGGAGCCCTCGGCGGCATTGTCGGCAATTTCGCTGGGCGCGGTCTGGCGAACTTGATTGGTATCGGGCAATCCCGAGAGGGTTCGACTGGTGGGCAAATCGGCGGGATCGTTGGAGGGATAGGCGGTGGAGTGCTGGCGGGGAGTGGCGCTGGGGCAGCGATAGGCGCTGCCCTTGGCTTGGGGTTACAAGCACTCAATTTTATTCTGCCTGGCGTGGGAGCGATACTTGGCGTACTCTTAGGTAGCGTCCTGGGCGATCTTTTCGCCCATATCCCGACGAAGGGGACGCAAATCCGAAAAGGCGTCATCAACTGGCTCGATGAGATCGGCGTCTCCTTCGCCAATGAACTCTCCTCGAAAAAGTACTTTTTCAAGGAAACAAAGACACTGGCAGAACAGCTGTTCGGCGGCGACTTCCTTGCAGCCAGCAAGGAAATTCTGGAAACAAAAGCAGAACCGGCACTCGCCAATCAACTCAAGGCGCTCGGCACCTTCATTACGGCGGATCAGGCAAAGAGTCTCGGCAAACCCGTTGAGCAGACGGGGACGACCTTCGGTAACCTCCTGGTCGCCAATCTCGGGATAGACGCCATACCTGACGCCATCAGTGAAATCGTGCAGCAGGCGAACCTGACGCTCGAATCACTCACGGCCAAGCTCAATACGGTCTTTCAAGATAATCTGATTGGCGCGGAATTCTACAAAGAAGCCATTTTGGGCGCCGTGGATATCTTCGACGATGCCTTGCCCAAAGCGATCAATACGGCAGGCATCGCGATGAAGTCCTTCACGGATGACGGCATCTTTTCCTTGACGGAATTCCAACGCCGCGTGGAAGAGGCAACCGGGATATTTGACGCCATCGGCCAATCTGCCGTGGCCGCAATCCAGGATAGTCAATCGGGAGAAGAGGCGGCGGACATCTTTGCCAAGGGACTTAAACGGCGACTCGATGAGCTGGCCCTGGGCGCTTTTCTAAAAGACTTCATCGACAACAAGTTATTTGAGGGCATCGATCTCAGTGACGGGTTCGGCACGGAAGAAATAGCGCTCCTCCGCGACCGTGTGCGTGCGGCGCGTGTGGAAGCCGATGCACTCGTGACCGCACTACACGAGACGGGAGATGCGGCGGTCGATGCCTCGACGGATATCGCGGCACTCAACCGCCAGCTTGATGAATTGGCAAACAGACGAGTCCAGGTGCAAGTGGATCTTGCCCGGCAGCTTGGCTCCATCGGCGCGCTCACGCCGACACAAGTGATTGCCGTCCAAGAGACGCCGCTCATTCCGACCGTGAATCGGGTGCTCAATGCCCGTGGGCCGATCGGCGCGCGTCCGTTCTTTAACTTCACGGAGGAAGAGATTCAACCCGCGCTTGATGCCGTCGCGCAGATGGCCGACTTTGCGGTCGCCCGATTTCATGCGGCGGAACAGGAGCTCAACGCCGGATTGCAAGAGCGGATTCGGTTGATCAACGAGAGCACGCAAACCGCTCTCGACGGCATTCGACAAGAATACGCGGCGCGCCGGGCCGCTTCGCAACAGGCGTCTCAAGAACAGATTGCCGGATTACAGGCGCTCCTCCAGACCGCACAACAATTTCGGCAGGTATCCGAGTCCGTTCAGCAGACGATTAACTCGTTGACATTGAGCAACTCCCCGTTGTTTGGTCCCGAAAAGCTCGCCTTCCTCCAGCGGCAGGCGACGGAATTGCGTGGGGTCAACACGGCGGATGCCATTCAGCAACTCAGTCAAAATCTTGCAAGTCAGTTACAGGTGGGCCAAGAATTTTTGGACCCAACCACCTTCAGTCGTCTGTTTGCCGACGTGACGGACGAACTCCAATACGTAAGAGACACGGCAACCGAGCAGGGTCGGCGTGCGGAAGATATTCAACGTCATATCGAGCAGATTCAACAGGCGCAACAGCAGCACCTCCAGGCCTTGGCGACGAGTGAAAACAATGCGATCGCGGCGGTGCAACGGGCCGGGGCGGCGCAAATCACGGCAGCGCAGGCGGAGACGAAAGCCGCGATTGACGCATATCGTGTGGTCATCGTGGCCCGACTTGAGGAGTTGGCCGCGGCGCGCGACGCCCTCTTGCGCGAGCAGGCGGCCCGTCTTATTCAGCAAGCCGATTTGCAGACGGAACAACTCAATCAACTTGTTGACATCAATGCGAATACACAGGCAATGCAAGAGGTGCTGTCGTCTTTCCTGACCACGATTGCTTCGGCGGCAGGAGGGTTTTACTCCCCGCGCCTGCCGAGCAATCAGCTCATTCTTGCCCACCGGAATGAAGCCGTGAGCATCGGCCCTTCAGGTCAGAATGGTGGTGGAAGTGTGACCTTTGCCCCCGTCATCTCCGTGACCGTCCAGGGGACACATGATCCGGAACAAGACGGGACGCGGCTCGGACGGGCGCTCAGTCTTGCGATGATGCGCGAGTATCAGACGGGCGGTCTCGGTCTTGCGATTCGCAACGATATGAGGAGACGGAGCGCATGATCCCCAAACACTATGCGACCGGGTTTTACCTTCCCGCCTCCGTGACGGCTACATCTGAAACGGCAGGCTATGAAGATGATTACCTTGCCTCGATCGTGGCGCATCCCGTCACGCGGCATTGGCGGAGCACGGTGACGACACAGACGGATATCGTCGTTGACCTCGGGTCTAGTAAAAGTGTCGCTGCTGTTGCGCTCCTCGGAGCCAACTTTACCTCGGTACAACTCGCGCACGATGCTGATAATGTAGACCCGTATACCGACGTGACGGGCAGTCCCTTCACGATTACACGCCGCTTGCCGGGCGGGTACTACAATCGCCTGGTCAACGTAAGTTGGACCAATCGGTATTTGAGAGTTCGGATTCCTACGCAGACGCCGACCGGAGGAGAGAGCTATTTCAAGCTCGGCGCCGTCCTTCTGCTCTCGTCGGCTTTGACTACGCTTGTCCGTGTGGCGACGCCGGGCATGGGATTGACGCTGCTCGATCCGCAAACAGAAAGCGGCAGTGATATGGCCCCCTCGGGCCCGCTCTCTGTGCAGCATGAATGGCGTCAGCTCTACCAGGCGAGTGAAATGACGCCGTTCTGGAATTTTGGCATTGCGCGCCGTCATACGCCTGTGTTGTGGTATGACGACGCGGGGGGTACATTCGAGAAAATCTGGCTCTCACGATTCATCGACTCGGTTTCCATGCGCGTGGAGCACGGCAACGCCGGAACCGTGAGATATGAAGTGAATCCTCGTATGAAGGAATTGGTCTGATGACACCCAAGCCGCTCACCCAACTCGACCACCTTGCCGTGCGCATCTTGCAGCTCAGCACGGAGAACCATAAGCTACAGAGCATCATCTATGAAATGCAACTCAACGCCAAAGTAAAAGAACTCGCGGCGCAGTACGGGCGAGAGGAAAAAGAACTCGACCCGCAAACACTGACTTGGATGGTGGACGAATGAGCTATACGTTGACCACGACGCTCAGCATGTTCAAGCCGGACTTCGGCCACGTCGGCTGGCGGGAGCTATACAACACGAATTTGGATATACTGGATACCCGTTTCAGCGTACTGCGCGTTGACGTAGGAAATGAGCGGCTGGGGATCGGGACGGCAACCCCCGGTCATCCCGTAGTCATTGCGAAAAGCCAGAGTGGAAATCTCACGGGACTATGGGTCTACAACAGCAATGGGACAAACAGCGCCGAGTCCGCCTCTATTAGTCTTGGCCGGTCAGCCACGCAACCGATGGGAAGTCTGCTTGCAAGCAATTTCTCGAGTGGAACCTTTGCGAATGGCTTCCTTGCCTTCTTGACCTACACCTCGAATGCGCTCACCGAGAAAATGCGGCTGACGCATGAGGGAAACCTCGGCTTGGGTCTCACGGCGCCGGTGCATACTTTTGAGGCGGTGGGCTACCTGGTCAGCCGTGTGACGGAATCCGTTGGAGCGGATACCCGGCTGCTCTTTCTCACCCACAACGGGGCCGCAAGCTCCAGTACCAATCAGGTTGCGCAGATTTTGGGATTCATCGAGGATGGCGGCGCCAATCCCCTTAAAGGTTCGCTCCGGCTCTATACGAACGCCGGAGATAACTCGGTCGAGCGGCTTCGCATAACGCCGGACGGCAGTATGCTGGTCGGCGCTGGCGCACCAGTCGCCACAGCGCGATTCCAGATTGACAGCACCACACAGGGGCTTCTCCCCCCGCGCATGACGACCACGCAACGCGACGCGATTGGCTCTCCCAACGTCGGACTACTCATCTTTAATACGACAACCAATAAACTGAATGTCCGTGGCGCTTCTGCCTGGGAAGCGGTGACGAGCGCATAAGATGAACCGCCTTGTCTCACTCGTTGAACTCTTTTCGTCTCTTGAAACGCTGCGGTATAGCGACCAGTTTCATGAGGAAATAAACAATTACTATGATGCGCTGCTGGCGCCGATTGAGTTCACTCGTGAGCTGCCGGACCTCTTTGCGGGCATCATGCCGAACCGCACGGTGCGGATACGTGTCTCGAATATCTCCGGTGCAAAAGAAACGGACGGCTTCGGAGCCGGGGCGCTGGCTTCCGGAGCCGAGTCCGGCGCGGGCGCCACCCTTCCCGGTGGGCATGCGACCCATCCCCTTCTCTCGTTTATCCAGGCGGCGCAAGAGCTGAGAGGTAACGCAGCCAGAGCGCGGATACGAGACCTCGATACCGCAACCGATCTTTTCGACCTGACGGGAACTATCCAGGATCTCAGGCTGTCAATTGTCGAGGCGGACTTGACCATTAGCGCCACGGATACGGAGACGCTGACGGAACTACTTCCGAAACTCCGAGTACTCGACATCTACCCGAGTGCCGATATTTCCAATGTGAATGACACGGACATGCCAATCCTCGTCGTATTCGGCGAGATGCGCGAAGTCTCACTGGTGCGCTGTCAGACCGGAACGAATCAATACGATTATGGCGCCTTCCGCAAACCGGCGACGGGATCGCTCGTCGTCAATGCCGTCTATCGCAACGGACGGGTGGTGCAGAATGCGGAATACTCGCTGATTGAATCGCCGATTGGCTACTACGTGATTCGTTTTGCGAGAGCGCAAACGGACCCGAACGGAACGCCCTTCAAGATTCAGGCGACCGTGACAGCCACGGAGTTCGTGAATCCGGCGAACGCTATAAACTTCTTGCTGAGTGATACTAATTATGGTCTCGGCAAGGCCGTCAATGCCTCGTCGTTTTCGACGGCGGCGACGGCGTATACGACTGTGGGGATGGTTGTGGCGGGTGGCTTGACGCGCCGTGAACCGGCAGGAGACCTCTTCTCCCTTCTGCTGCTTTACGGCGCGGTCTTGGACAAGAACAGCGCCGGCGAGTACCTCATCACCGTCGATAGCGCGGCAGCTCATACCAATGCGTCGATCGTTCTCGGAGCGGATGATCGACAGTGGAACAACGTCCTGCTTCCTTCGATCAGCGTGCCGCTGGACCCGCTCAGTAACCAAGTCAAGCAGTTTAATCTGTTCGGTTTATTTCAGCCTGGCTTCCAGGGCGCCGGCGCCTACTTGCTGAAGGCGAGTCGGTCAGACTCGACTCGGAAAGGCGCGGTCAAGGAGATTCAAAATCCGTTCCTCGGAGACGCCGCCAGTCTCGACATGCAATGCGACTACCTTTGGAAGCGACTCAACTATCTCGATAAACGGGTCGACTGTTCGGCGGAAATGGGGGTGGCGCAATCGCTCTCGCTTGGGCAACTCGTGCGATTTAACTCGCCTGACCTTGCGATCGACGAAATCTACGAGATTCGTCAACTCGGTTTTCGCGGGACCAGAGATCAAGACGGAAATATCCAGGCGTCCATTACGATCGCGCTGGGCGGCTATCATGCCGCCATTTTTACGTATACCCCTGGAACCGTCGAAGCGGCGCCGACCGCAAACTATGTGACGGATTATTCGCTGACGCTGCCGGCAGCGCCGACGGGGTTCGCCCTGAACGGCTCGGCAACGATTCTGCTCGCTGGCGATGGTAAAGCAAAGACGCTTCAACCGGTCAAGGCGACCGCTCCGAGCGTGAATGTTAGTCAACTCTGGTTCCGTGCGGTTCCTGCCGGCGCCGTCCAGGCTCCGTATACCGCGATTAACGTTTCCCTCAGTCAAGTTGATGTACCCTGTACGCTGGAGATGCAGCCCGGCATTACTTACACACTGGAATGCTACGCATATAACGGAGCGAATGATCCGTCCGCCAGGCTGTCGCTCGTAGCGCAGATTACCGGCCATGTCGCTGCGGGAGACACCACGGCGCCGGGCCAGGTGACCGGACTGACCCTGACGGACCACCCGCCGCGCGGCATTCGCGCCGCCTGGAATGACCTCAGCGCCTCCGTGAATGATTTCGATCGCTATCAAGTCGACGTGGCGGACAACTCGGGCTTCTCCACCAACCTGCGCACCTTCCACGTCGACAGCAACGAGCTGCCGTTGACCAACTTGACCAACGGCGCGACGCAATACGTGCGCGTGCGGGCGCTGGATAAGAGCAAGAATGCCGGAAGTTTTTCGAGCACCGCCAGTCGCACCGTGCCGCGCGTTGCGACTAACGATATTAACAACGATCAAGTAGATACGGACAAACGGCAGGATATGCTGTCGCAGAGCAGTGAGGTTACCGTCTCGGGCAACAACTTTAATCAGGCGATCTTCAACTTTAGCCCGGCGCTGGCCAAGACGCCGGTGGTGGTTTCGCACTTCGCCGAAGGGACGGATGGCGCGGTGCAAGCGTGCGTCGCGAATGTCACAACGTCCGTGTGTACGCTGAATTTGAAAAATAACGTAGCGGGGGACCGGACGCGGACGTTCGTCATCCGCTATTGGTGAGAGGACTCACAGGATGAACTTACCGAGACGAGGTGTACTGATAGATCCGGATACGGGGAAGGCCGTGTGGGCATGGAATCAGACCGCGCTTCCCGAAGGTCAAGTGTTTTCCTCGCTCCCGCCGGTTCATTCGGTCGGGACGGGCGAACCGCCAGTGATCAATGCGGCGCCGCACCACGTTGTGCTCGATCTCGATGCGGTGATCGACTCGGCGGACATGCACGACATCGTCAACCATCTTGGCGCCGTGCGGTTCCGTTACGATCCTGAACGCGGCTGGTCTGTGCGCCGCCTCGTCGAGATCGACGGCGAAGAATACGAGATCGAGCACGACGTGGAGCGCAAACGCGGCGTGCGCGCGGCGCAAGCGGTCGGACGTTTTTTACGCGGCTTTGGAACATAACCCCCCGCGCCCAGGCAGAGCCTGGGCGCGCAACAGGCGCTCAACTCTACCATGCAGTACGGGCCATGGATGGCGCGGAAGACAACGAGATGAACATTTTACTACTTTACTCCGACGACCACGGCTGGCCTTACGCCGGTTACATGCAGCCCTGTCTCGCCTCATACATGCAGGGTGCGGGGGTCACACTTACGCCGCACATGGACGCGCTAGCAGCGGGGGGCGGCTTGTTCGAGCACTCACACGCCTGCGCCGCCGTTTGTGAACAGTCTATTGATTCGCTGATGACCGGGCTGCATCAGCACGATATCCGGACCTCGGACATTGTCAACTCGTATTCGCTCTGGTCCACCGCTCTCAATGCCCATGCTCCGGACTGGCGCACGTTTCATCGAGGCAAGTGGTGGCGCGGGAGCATTGAGACGGCCTTCACCGACCACGGCGGCGGCATGGATTGGGAGTTCGCACGCGACGCCAACGGCATCCAGCCGTTGCTTGCGTTCATGAGCGACTGTCAGGCCCACGCCCGGCAGTTCGTGGCGTTTGCCGCGATGCCTCTCCCCCATTCTCCCTACACGCCGCCCGCGCAATACAAGGCGCTCTACGACGGCATCTCTGCTCAAGCGGTCGCGAGTCTGCCGTTTGGCGCGTTGCGTAACAGCAAGTTGGAGGCGCAACGCTACCTTGGCATGGTCTCCTGGTTCGATGCGCGCGTCGGCGAAGCGGTGGCGTTCCTTGACCAAACCGGACTCCGCACCACCACCGTCGTTATCGTGCTCACGGACAACGGAAATCTTCTTGACCAGAGCAAGTACAATCACCGCGACGACGGGATGCGGACGCCCATCATTATCAACGGCCCCACAATCCCGTCAGGCTGGCGGTCTCGCGCATTGGTGTCACAGGCAGACATGTACCCGACGATTCTGGATTTCGCCGAGCTGCCGTTACCCGCTAACGCACCGACGTTCGATACGATGAGCTTTCGTTCGCTCTGCGAAAACGGCGGACACGGCCAATGGCGGGAGTATGCGTGTGAGACGTATAAGAGCCTGCTCTGTATCGAGCAGGAGATAAATGGCGACCTCTACCGTGTCTATGCGCCGACCTTATCTGCTTCACCCAATCAGGTTTGGAATATCGGTATTGATCCGCAGGAGCATTACACGCACATTGGCGCGACCGCCGAGGGGGTAGCCGTGAAAATGATGCTCTGGCCGAAGGCGCGCACGTGGTATGACCAGCGCGTGCCGGCGCCGCTGATTGCCGTCCAGCCGAGATAAACATGCCTACACTCATCCAAGATACCTTCGTTGAAGCGAGCAATGTCGCTATTACCGATCACACCCCGACGCCGGGCGGAACCGGCTCGTGGGCGGAGGAAGGCACGACGATCGACATCAATGCGACCATTGACGAGGTGACGGCCACCGGCACCTCGGATTGGTACGCGCGCATCAGCACCGATGTCGGCGCCGACGCAATGGTGGTCAGCGCCAGACTCAAGGTCTCGGCGGTCGCGAACCGCAAAGCCGGGATAGCGGGACGCATGAGCGGCAGTGATTTCGACAATGCGATTGAGACGCACCTGGAGTGGTTTTCCGGTAGTAACGCGAATATCCATCTTATCAAGGAGGTCGCGGGGACGCGCACGAGTCTCGCTGCGGCAGTCGACTCGGGGGTTGCTACGGCAACCTTCTGCACTGTCGTGTTGCATATCCATAATGGGGACGACAAAATACGTGTGACCGTCAACGGTGTAGAAAAGTTTAATGTGACCGACGACAGCCTGGCGGGGAACACCCGCGCCGGGATTTTCATCAACGGGAACGGACTGGCGGGCACGAAGATAGATGATTTTCTGCTGGAAAGCGTCCCGGCCTCGGCCACCGTTTTTGCCCCTGCCGCCGCGCAACTCTCGGCCTCGGGCGGCATGATCGGGAGAGTGTATGGATAAAATTCCATGGTATCACACGCGAACTGAAGTAGGGGGAAACCCGTTTAGCTCGCTCGGATTGGACTGGTGTTCACGATGTAAAATAGAGGTAGACACCGACACCGAAGCCCACCATCAATTAGACGTGTACGTTTACCGTCGGCGCTGCCGGCGTTGCGGTCTCACAATCAAATATGGTGCATACCGTACGCCTCTCGTCGGGACGGCGCTGGCAAAACTGCCAAGTAAAATCTACGTCTGGCTGCATCAGCCAGGGAAGGACAGAAGATAATGGGCAAGTTTTCAGTAGCGTTCAGCGATTTTGCGACCTCAACTGCCAATAAAACCGCCGCAAAAATCATCGGCGCGACCGGAAAAAAGTTCGAGGTAGTTGAAGTCATTATGACAGGGTCTGGCGTCACGCCGCCTCCCACGGTGCCGGGCATACAGCATGAATGCAAAGTTGCTTTTCTCAGTAACTCTGGCGCTGGGACGCCCGGAGCTTCGCCAACGCCGACCAGAATGAAACAAGCCTCCAGCCCAAGTCAGCTTACGGCTGGCATCTCCTATTCCGCTGAACCCATCACCTACGAGACCAATATCTTTACTTTGTTCGGTTTTAGCCAATATGGAGGAATGCGGTGGGGCGTACCACAGGGGGAAGGCTACGAGTCCGACGGTGGACAAACGCACCTGAGCTTTGGCGCGCTGGTGATCTCCAGCGCCGCGGGTAAAGTCTCTGGTGACGTGCACTGGTGGGAACCCTAGGTCTGATTTTTTTGGAGTGCGCCAGCACGCTGGTGCTTTGATGTGCAAGCTGCACATAGATCATGTCTATTCTTAGAGTAGAACGCCGATCTTTCCCTCGTTCGCACGTTGCGCAAGAGGGCTGGATCGGCGCGCTCATGCCGCCGCCCGTCGTGATGGACCCGGCGCTCTGGGCGGGGATTGTCCAGCTCCAAGACGCGGCGCGGCAGCGGACGCGAGACTCTCGCTTCCCACGGACTGCCGAGTCACAGTCCGGGTGGATCGGCGCGCTCATGCCGCCGCCGACATTGATATTCATTGCTGGCGTCGTACCAACCTGGCACAATCATGGACGCACAGCCCTACTACGAGCGCCCGCGCAAACGGATACCTGGCGGGAGCATCGCCACGGAACGATCATGTAGACAAGAAAAGGAAACAATATGGGGCTGGAAATCACGCTAGAAAAATATGATATCGAGAATAAGGTGCTCTTTAATTTCGATTTCACGGAGCACCCGAATATCGTTGCCGGACAGACGCTCAGCGGAACGGCAAGTATTGCCGTGACGCCGCCCGGTGAAGTGACGGTCGGCGCCCCGGTGATTGGCAGCTCTAATAAGATCGTGCAAGCGGAATTTTCCGGCGGCCTGGCAGACAAGACCTACATCGTGCGGTGCGATAGTCCGACGAGCCAGAGCGGCGCGCTCGTGACCGTCTGCGGAAAGCTCAGAGTGAAGGGTTGTTGACATGTTCGACCGCGTCGACCGCGAGCAATTTCTAATCGCCGCGTCGGTGTTCGGCGCTCTCACGAGCGCGATGCTGAGCGAGGATATTTCCTGGCGACAAAAGGCGACGATTCTGCTTTCGGGCGCCGGATTCTCCGTCTTCCTCGTGCCTGCCGCGTGTGAGTATTATGCGATATCCTCGCCCTACGCAATCGGCGCGTGTTTGTATCTTGGAGGATTTCTTGGCAACCTGCTCCTGCTCAAACTCCGCACCTGGGTCAACACCATCAATATCGTTGAGCTGGTCCGCTCGCGACTCTTCAGAAAGGAATAACAATCTCATGCTGTACCTTGAGATGGTGGTGTCGCTAGCGGCCTTCTTTGGCTGGTGGGGCTGCGCCTGGCACATGCGTCAGACCGGCGTGCAGTGGCTGCTCAGCCTGCTCGCCGCCTCCTTTCTCATTAACTTCTTTACATTGTTTTCTATGCGCGACTGGCCGTTTCCCGCGCGGGAAACGGCGGAGTTTTTCACGAATCTCTGCTC